GCTTAGTTGCCTTGATGCCTTCGATGAAGCCCTCACCGGTATTCTCTCCGAATCCTGCAAATACTTTTGAAGGTGAGTTGATACCAAGTAACTTCTTGAATCCACCAGTGATGGTCCCTGCAATATTACCTACCGCATCCTTGACCTTACCGAGCATACCCATGAACCCATCAATCAGCCCCTGGATGATATTCTTGCCCAGATCCTTAAAACTAGTCACTAGGTTCTTGCCCTTCTCAACAGCACTACCGAAAAATCCCTTGATTGCTTCGATGGCATTTCCGATGCCCTCTTTGACGCTCTCGAAGACTACACCAGCCACCTCTTTGATCTTGTCCCAATTCTTGTACAGGGCAACACCTGCTGCTATGACTGCAGCAATGGCGGCTATAACAATAACCACGGGAAGCGATACGGCTCCGATAGCAGCGCCAACCACAGCAGCAGCCCCGGATAGAGCGCTAAATACACCCATGAGGGCACTGACGCCGCTGGCTATCGCTCCTATAAAAATCAACACAGGACCAATAGCCGCAACCACTGCCGCGATCCCCACGACTAACTTGCGTTGTTCAGGACTTAACTCAGACATAAAACTGGCTACCTTTTCAAAGGCTGCAGCTACACTCTCGAATACTGGTGCAAGAGTGTCCCCAAAGGACATCAGTGAATTCTTCATCTTATTGAGGCTTATCCGGAAATTTTCTCCGGAAGTTTGCATCTTCTCAAAAGCTTCCTGAGTAGCCCCACCGGATTCGTTCATTTGTGCTTGAGTCTCGTTAAACGCTGCCCCTGATTCCTTTGCTAATACCAGAGCTGCTTTACCGGCTTCCGCACTTCCGAACATATCCGTCAAGCCCACACCGCTCTTTTTTGCGGAAGCATCCAGTATCATCAGAACGTCACTTAGGCTCTTGCCTTCTGCTAGTAATTCTGAGAACGACTTGCCTGTCTCTTTCTCCAGGACCTTACTTGACTTAGATCCGGTCTTTGCGAGTTCATTCAGTAGGCTGTTGGTATAGGTTGTTGCTTCTGCTGCCTTGATACCATTCGAGGTAAGTAGAGCATATGAGGCGCCAACCTGGTCCAATCCAAGTCCCACTGCGTTTGCTGTTGGTATAATTTTTCCCATGACCTGAGAAAGCTCACCCACAGTCACTTTTCCTTTGTTCTGCGTCTGAATGAGCATGTCTGAAACTGCACCGACCTCACTTGCTTCCAGTCCGTATGCGTTCATGATAGTCGTGAGGATGTCTAGGGCTTCGCCTGATTCTGCAAATCCTGCCTTTGATAACTTAGTAGCCTCTCCCACAAAAGCAACAGCATCAGCCGTATCCTGCCCAGCAGATATAGCATTGTATACGTTCTCCGCGACCTCGTTTGCTGCGACCCCAGTCTCATTGGATAAACTTAGAATCTGCTTTTCTAGCTCCTCAATCGGTACTGTTGCATCTGAGATGGTGCTGACCTTGGCCATCGCATCACCGAAGCTAATATCAAGAGCAAGGGCAGCGCCTCCAGCTGCTAAGATCCCCGCAGTTACCGGCATCATTGCTTGTCCTGCCGCCGTTGACTTAGCTCCAAATTTACCAAGCTTCTGCTGTGTGTCATCCCACTTACTGTTGACATGCTTTAACTGTGTCTCTAAACTTTTGAGATCTTGTTCTGTCTTAATAACCTCTTGCTGAATTGCCCTGTATTGATCCTCGCCAATCTCACCCCGTTTGAACTGATCCTGGACCTGTTTCTCAGCATCCTTCAGCCCCTCTAGTTTGTCCTTGGTCGTGTCTACAGTTTCAGCCAGGACCTTTTGTTTTTGAGCCAACAGCTCAGTATTTTTAGGATCCAGTTTCAAAAGCCTATCTACTTGTCGGAGCTCGGTGGACAATTCCCTCGTGTGTTTATTAACTGCCGACAATGACTTCTGCAGCGTCGTAGTTTCACCACCAATTTCTAGGGTTAATCCCATTACTTTTTTTGCCATATTACTCACCTACCTTAAAACGAATCAAAGTCACCTTGGACTGCGTCTCTGCTGGTCTCGTCGTCACCATCTTCAACCTGGTCATTACCGCAGGTTATTAAATAGTCAATAATCATTCCTACCGTCAGATACTCAAAGTCCGATAAAGATAAACCCCCTCTGAGTGCACTGCGGATTAATCTCTCCGTTGTGAGTTCAAAAGGGGTATCATCATCTATGGTTTTTTTTTACTCTCAACTATTGTCGAGAACGAACTACGAATCATGTTAATCCATTCGCCTAGATGCTCCATGAGCGGGAATGAGGAAAACCCATCCAACCATTCCATTGGCGGTGGGATAGTGGGGTCAGCAGCCTTGGCAAGTGCCCAGACCATGTCATAAAACACCAATAAATCAAAGGCAGGTAAATCAACGATTTCCTTGCTCTTAGTATCTATTGATTTCTCAACCCGACACAGGTCTTGGATGGCATCTCTACCGAACTGAGCCCTGTACTTTAACAGATACGCCCCGGTACTTTTGAATTTCACTTGTTGGCCATCAATCTCAATTATCTTTTCCATAACTCTCCTATGCTCCTACCGTCACAACACCAGTCACTGCATTGCCCTTGTCAAATTCGACAGTGATAGTGTAATCTCCATCATCAAGAGCTGCAAAGACAGTGCTTTCAATATCTACATCAACGCCGTCAACGGTCAAGTATGCGCCGCCGACATTAGCATCACCGAGTAGGACGTTCTTAACGATGTTGGTCACGTCAGTTGAAGTCACATCAACCTCAATAACTGCAGGTGCAGCCTTGCTAAATGCGCTGGTAATAGTTGTCAGGGTATTGGTTGCAGCATCCTCAACATAAACAGCTGTGTAAAAATCGTCATAGCCAGCAGTTCCCTCTTTGACCTTGGCTTTGACATTGCCAGACTCTGGATGCGGCCTAGAAGTAATGTCCATCGACTCAGTCTTGGGTTCCTTGCTGTTCGTCCTAGTGCCACTCTCGACGTTCGGTCTGGATCCACTCACGTAATAAGACACATGTCTGGTTTTCTTAGCGTCACCATCAAACTCAAACATCAACGCAAACTTTTTCATCGTCGCATTGCGATTCTCAATGATAGCTCCGTTGGCATCCAACGTCTCACCCAGAATCGCAATGCGGTACGCATCAGGGATCAGGGCCATTTCAAGTGATCCCTCATAACCATTGTTTACGGTTTCTGCGAAATACTCACCATCATCCGCATAAAATTCAACTTTATCACCTGCTGCAGATAGCGACAGGTTGACCGCGCCAGGAATTTTCACAGGTGTTCCATATGTGATAACACCATCGGTTTCAGTAAGCGGTGCATAATGGACATTTTTTAGCCCAAACTTTATTTTGTTTTCGCTCATTAGTTTTAACTTCCTTTCTTAACTTCATCAATGATAGCCTTTGCCATCGGGTTAATGCTCCTTGCAAAAGTCCGTCGGATAAATGGTCTACCGCACTTTTCGGAATACTCCAAAATATTAGACAAGGGGATGTCGCCTTTCTTGCCTTTAACCATCGTGGTGTTGCCGACGTAGCGCCTTAACTTATACCTCTTACCCTTGCCCTTCCAGTTCTTTTTGAATTGCCTAGTTTTACCCACAGGGCTGGCGGCCTTCAAGTTCTTGATCAGTATCTTTTCCGCTTTAGTGAGGCCTTCCTCTGTAGCATTAAAGACTACGTCACCGTATTCTTCTAAGAGTTCGCTAATAGCTTCTTCTAAGTCTTCAGGTTTTACATTAACACTGCTCATCAGACCACCCGCCAATACTCAAACTCAAATACAGTCACAAAGTATTCAATATCATCAACGTCCCCTGCATCAAACTTGCCGAATGGTAGATTGAAACCAGCAGCAAGCATCGAGGACTCAATCAAGTCCTCGATCTGCCGCACTGCCAGACGACCAGATTTGTTATCCAACAGACCTGCTCGGTAATAATATTTTAAAGTTATGCCAGCGTTTTTTACGTCAACCGCATCATCGGAAAAACTTTCCTCACTGTCGCCTAATTGGGAATATACGATGTATTGACTGGCATCAGGACCACTTTTGCGCTGATCATATGATCTGATTTCAGAAGTCGTCAAAGCCGTGTCCAAAGTGAGCTGTACTAAGTCTTTAATCATTTCCCTTCGTACCTCCGCACCCTGAACTCCATGACCTGGTTTTCTTCTTTGACGTTATCAACCCCGCCCCATAACTCGTACACGTTGGGATTGTTTCTGTCTGGCACACCATCGATTATGGCTGAAGCATCCATGCCTTTCACGATTACCACTCGCGCGGTTCTAAGTTGTGCATAAATAGTAGGATTGTAAAACATCCTTAGTGTTGCAGAATCTTTCACGCCCAACGCCTCTGCGGATAATGCCCTGTCACCAAAAGACCCACGCCATTCACAAAAGAAAACAGAACGAGCCTCATTGCCCATTTTTGTCCAGGCAGCCTCATGCCCCTCACCCTCCACGTATGTTTGACTTTCCACATACAGCTCTATAGGAGTATTGGTGTTAAACCGAATCACTTTCGATCTATTTGTGTTAATCCTAATCATCAGCAACCACCACCCGACCTTGCGCGATAAAACTGAGCATCACAGGGTGATTGGTCAGTAGTGCTGGGTCAGAGGATTGTGCCATTTTGCAATACAATATGATTGCTTCAGTAGATAGGGAGGTGGGGGTGGTTGTGTCCCAACCAGCCCCCAATAAGTATGCCTGCGCTGCCTCAATCATTTGCGTGATTTCTGTGTCTTTATTTACCTCGATATAATGAATCCCGAGTCTGTTCTTTACATCATCGAGAAGTGCCATAATAACACCCTCCTTACGACTTAGTGACCGTTACTACATACTCAGTTACTGATACTCCATCTGTCACAGTTATGGTCACTGTGTTTGCTCCGGCATCCCAGGTTGCTGCTTCACCGTTTACATGTGCGGATCCATTGAGATCAATAGCAATCACGGCTGACGGGTCGTCCGTCGTAGCCATGATTATATTGGTCGCGTTGGTTGTTGCTACCGCATATGCAAGTGTTTCTGCATCAAATACTGGGTCAAGCTCTAAAGCGCCAATAGTCAATCCGGATAATGAACTATCGACTACGCTTTTTTTGTTACTGTAACAAGGGAATTCTTGTCAACGACTTTGCCGTCAACGCTCATCACTGCCTTGGTCAGAAGTTCCTCAGTGTCCCAGTCTTGCTTTTTCTGAATGCCCATATCATATATGGTATTCAAAACATAGTCTTCAAGTCTGAAAAGCGCCGCGACGATTGTGTCATTCGCCACAGTCGCAGCATAAGTGGTCATGTAGCTGTTCAGAAGCACTGTACGGCCAAGCAGCACGCGCTCTGGGGCGCCAGCAATACCGTAGTTGGTTCTAGCAATAGGCTGACCGGCAGTGTCTTTCATGCCTTGGAATCCCATAAAAGTCTTCTTGGTCATGTGCCAGAGTGCACCCACTTCATATTCCAAAGGCAGTGCAGCCTCAGCGTCAATCAAGGTCTGATACTCTAATTGGCCAGCTGCAGCTACATCAACATTCTGGCCAAAGACTACAGTCTCGGCAAAAATACCTCTGATGCTGGATTCGCCATCAGCATCGGAGAAAATGGTCAATTCGATTTTCTTGACCATAGCCTTGACAACACTAGCGACAAACTTGGTCTCGAAAATGGCCAATGCCATAGCGCCAACTGAAGCGGACATGGAAATCTCGCAGCGCAGCTTGTTATCGCCAAACGAAATATAACCGGTGGTTTTCTTCTGTCTGTCAGATGATGCAATTTCAGCAACCCATGTTGCAACAGGGTTGACGCTAGAGGTCGGGATTTTCATGCCTGACGCATAATTGGTCTTGGTAATAAGCGGCAGAACCATGCCAGTAGCTTCCAGCTTTTCAATGATCTGGTTCACGATGACGGTTGGGATTACGCTGCCAACGTCACTGACGGTCGTGCTTGCATCAGCTCTCAGCTCTGGTGCAATGGGTACGTTGCGGGTCACAAACTGTTGGAAGGCGTTTCTGTAGTCCACGTCTTCAACGACAGCAGCTCTCTGAGCAACATTGGGTGCTACCACGATTCCAGGAGTGATTGCAGTCACGGCTGCAGTTCTCTCGGCAACCACAGGGTCAGTGGATTCAGCAGGCAGTTCATCAATCATGGCCTGCAGATCTCTGATTTCAACGTTCAGAGCGTCAACTTCAGTCATGATGCCTCTGAGTTCTTCAACCTTTTCCAACCCCTCGGAGGTTGCAACTTTTGCATCTCTTGCTTCTTTTTTTGCTGCAAGCAATTTCAGTAGTTTATTTTTCATTAGTTCGCTTCTCCTTTTATCTTAATCTTCAGCTTCAAGAGTTCTCGCTCGTTTAAGCTATCCAGCCGCCTTGACTCACTATCCAGTAATTCAAGACTACGAGCATAAATTGAGGTACTGTCGTAGAACGGCGTGTCCACAACCGATACGTCCCACAGCTTCTCAATGTTGTTAACTTCTCTGATGGTTTCGTCATCCTTAA